CCGAGAGATCCTTCATGACGGCACGACCACCGTAAAGATCGTAGGTGACGGTTACAACATTACCCTTCGTGATCAGAATATGTTTGTTCAAGGTGATCTGAATGTGACGGTCGAGGGTAACATGCGTCACATGGTCGAGGGCGACTATACTCTTGAGGTCGGTGGCTCGATGCACACCTACATCGCGGGCAATCGAGAGAGTAAGATCGACGGGTCGGACGTCAAGGAGATCACCGTTGATGAGTCGACCAACGTACTTGAAAAACGATCGATTCACGTCGGCGGTGATCAGCGACTCCTAATCGACGGTACTGAGACCAACGTGGTCGGTAAGACGTCCGACAAGACCGTTCGCGGTGATCAGTCGACCACACTGCTCGGTGACTCATCGTACGTGACGGTAGGAAACGAATCGATTCTCACCGTGGGCAAGAGGTTGGTAACGACCGAGGGTATACATCGTTTTGAGTCGGTTGCGAACATCGAGTTCGATACGGATTCAGATCTACTTGAGACTATTGGAGGTCTTCAGAATACTCAGGTCGGTTCTACGATCGATATCACTGCCGATTCGAATATCACCATCATTGGCTCAAGAATCGATTTGAACCCATAGGAGCAGAGGGATGCATCTAAATGGTACCTACGTCGTAAGAATCGATGATGAGTTGGTAACATACACCGATATCAATGATATTCCGGGCGAGTTTGATAATCTCATTCGGTTTAATCCAGAGATTCCGGAAGGTCCGCACACCGATGAAGAACATAAGATGCTAGAGTCGCTTAATGATATTCTTCATGATCTGTTGAAAAGAGAAAGGCGGTAATGAGTAGAATATCCTTCTCACCGTCGTTTGAGTCTCAGTTCGATCCGACGAAGTTTGTGAACGGTACGTTTGTACGTGGAGAAGATGTTGAGCAAACGGTGACCGTTACGGTACAAGAAGGAGAGATGGAGAGCTTTACATTCATCGCGATTACTGATGTAACCCTTCTTGGTGAACCGGATACTGTTGATGCAGAGGTGAATGACAATCAGATTAACTTTGACGGGACGTACATCAGCGGATGGGAAGATCTGTTCACGTTCGTTCCACCAGGAGAGAGCAATAAGACCACCGATCCTACAACGGTTGTCGGTACGGCCGATCTTCCCGATGGCCAGGATCTTTTTGATCTTGATCAGGATCAAAAACATTTTATTTTTCGAGAGTACGAGGTAACCGTAGATTATCAGGATGACATGACATCAGAAATCATTACTGAAACGGGTATACTCGTCCACGAGGTATTCAATGACCTTGAGGCGATACGGGCATTTATGGCAAACTACGATTATGGTGAGGGTTAAAAGAATGCCAGCGGTCACAAGAGTCGGAGACGCCGAAGTCGCGCACTGCTCCGGTATGGTTCGAGCACAGGGATCCGGTAACGTCTTTGTCAACGGTATTGCGGCATCAAGACAGGGAGACAGCAACACAGTGCACCTACTTCCAGGATCGCCCTGTCCTGCACACTCGACACCCATATCAGCAGGATCGTCAACTGTGTTCGTCAATTCAAGACAGGTCGGTCGAGTCGGGGATCCGACTTGCACGAGTGTCGCAGAGGGATCACCAAATGTATTTGCGGGTGGGTAGACAATCATGAGCATATTTGATACACTGTGTGGCGAATCCGGCGTTGTTAATCAAATTACTGAGACGCAGGATAAGATTCGTGAGGCAACGACCGCCGGTAAAAATGCGATCAATCAGGTAAAGCAGTTCGCAAATGATGTCGATAATCTGCAGGATGCGATACAGAATCAACCGGGTGTAGTCGAGAGAAGACTTCAGGAAGACATTAAGAATCTTTTGACTCGTGAGGCACTTGCTAATCCTGCTGGTACTATCGCCAAACTACTCGCAATTCGAGCGGCGTATCAGGAAGCGGGCCCCGCGATCGATCGTGTTATCGAGAACGTCGAGCAGTTCATTCGTGATCCGCTGAATACTCCTCTCTTTCTTTGCGAGGATATTCCAAACATCGTCAAGGTCGGAGATGAGGTTCGCGAACTAGCGTCACCGTCTGTTGTCCCTGACGGTCCCGTTGAGCCCGGTGATAAAGAAGACTTTACCAAGGAGATCGGTATATCCGACTTTGAGGTTCTTCCAAGATTCCCGTCAAGATCCATTGCGGAGGCCGTTGATGCAGCAGGAAGATTTACCGGACAACCGACGGTGGGATCGGCAAACGAGGCGGCAATATCTCAATAAGTCCTTATAAATAACTGTATGACAACAACAGAAAACCAGATAGTTGCCAGAGAACGAGCCTATACTGACGTGGACTTTTCGTTCCGAGAGAATCCCGTGACGGGAGATATCTCTCTTAAGAGAGGTGATCGAGCGGTTAAGCAATCGGTCTTAAATATCCTCTTAACCAAAAGGGGTGAAAAACCATTCGACCCTAACTTTGGTACGAACATTACCGGGCAGCTGTTCGAGAACTTTGACCCTATCGTTGAAACCATTCTTGACGGTGAGATTCGTACGTCTCTTCGAAATCGTGAACCGAGGGTCGAGGTGCTTAACGTAACTGTCGATGGTGCACCAGATAGAAACAAGTTGGACATATCAGTCGAATTTGAGATACAATCACCAGAAGCACCGATTACGTCGGTTAGCTTTTCAGTAGAGAGACTGAGATGACAGACACAAGAAATCTAAATGTTACAGATATCGATTTTGATTCAGTTCGCTCGAATCTGAAGGAGTTCCTCCGATCACAGGATACTCTTCAGGACTACGATTTCGACGGATCGGCGATCTCAACGATCATCGATCTTCTTGCATACACGACTCACTATAATGCGGTGAATGCAAACATCGGTCTGAATGAGACGTTCCTTGATACGGCTCAGTTTCGCGGATCGGTCGTGGGTAGAGCAAGAATGCTTGGTTACACACCTCGGTCGGCTTCCGCTCCCGTAGCGTTTCTTGACATCACGGTCACCAATGCAGAGGAAGGGCAGCCGCTTGTTATTCCGCGTGGACATCGATTCAAGACCAAGGTAAACAACACGACGTACGAGTACATTACCACCGACGAATTTCGTACCGATGATCGAAAGTTCTCTGGTGTAAGAGTCGTACAGGCTCAGTTAAAGACCGCTCAGTATATCTTTGACTCAAGATCATCGGAAAAATATCTGATTCCGGATGAGGACGTCGATACTTCCACGATTCAAGTAACGATTCAAGAATCTCAAAACTCAACTACATCTCGCGTATTTTCTTTCGCTAAGACCATTACTGACATCGATTCAGACGCAAGAGTCTTCTTTCTTTCGGAGAATCCGGACGGTCTGTTCGAGGTATCCTTTGGAGACGGCACGATCGGTGCCGGTCTGGAGAATGGTAACATCATCAAGATCGAGTACGGTGTCACTAAAAAGTCAGAATCCAACGGGGCTCGAATCTTTTCGATGACCGACTCTATTTCCGGATTCAGTGAGGTCGAGCTTACGACTGCACAGAGCTCACGTGGTGGCCGCGAGCGCGAATCGGTGGAGTCGATTCGACGAAACGCCCCGATCACATTTGCCTCACAGAACCGTGGTGTTACTCCCAAGGACTACGAAGCAGTGATTCGTGAGAATTTTCCGAACGTGTCCTCAGTCCGTGTATGGGGTGGAGAGGATAACGACCCGCCGGTATACGGTAAGGTGTTCGTCTCGGTCCTTCCTCGTGAGACGGAAATTCTGACCGACAATGAAAAGACTGATCTTCTCAACAACATTCTGATACCCAAGTCGGTCCTTGCGATCACACCTGAGATCGTTGATCCAGAGTTTCTATTTCTTAATCTTCGAGCGAGCTTTAAGTTCAATCCTTCGGTTACAAACCTAACTCGTTCACAGCTCGAGGGCAGGGTGCGTCGAGAGATCGAAGAGTTCAATCGAAACGAGGTCGAGCAGTTTAACAGCGTGTTCAGATACTCGAATCTCTTGAACACGATCGACCGTGCGGACAACTCGATCCTAAACTCGTTCGCCCAGGTATTCCTGGAGAAGAGATTCGTTCCTGCCACCGGTGTTCCTCGAAGATACGAGCTCGACTACTCGGTACCTCTATTCGTTGACCCATCGACTGATTCAGTAATTCGTTCGTCGTCGACATTTACGATCGGTAACTTTGATAACTGTTTTCTTGAGGATAACTTTAATCCTGGACAGAACAAGAGAATCATATCGATCATTAGAGGGTTGGGTCAGAACAGACGAGTCATTCGTAGAAACGCCGGCTTTATCGAGGATTCAAGAATCGTCCTTGAGAACTTTGCACCCACAGAGTTCGATGGCCTTACTCTTCGTGTCGAGGTGTTTCCAGACGTTCTTGACATCGCCGCAACATTCCAGGACGTTGTCTCTATAAATCAGATAGCCGTAACCGGTGAGGTCGATCCTGTTGTCGCGGGAAGAGAGTTCTCTGGTACCGATTACACATCACCGTCAAGAAATCCATAATATCTGATTATGTCAAGGACTAGACCAGAATTATCGCCTCATGTATCGGCCCTGCTCGATGAGTTCGTGCCCGAGCACGTTCGTCACGAGTACCCGCAGCTGATTCGATTCATCGAGGCATACTTTAACTACCTCGAGGACGAGCATCGGTCTGGTTACTTTGCGAACACTCTTTCTGAACAAAGGGATCTTGCACTTCAGGACGAAAGATTTCTTGACTCGATTCAAAACGAACTTGGGTTGTTCGTTCCTCAAAAGTTCGAGGCCGATCCTCGAAAGTTCTACAATAATATCATCGATCTCTGGCGATCCAAGGGCTCAAGAGAGGCCATCGAGACCTTCTTTAGGCTTCTGCTTGACGATGAGATCGTGGTTCGTTTCCCCTTTGACAGGGTACTAAAACCCTCAGATGGTAGGTTCGTCATCGAGCGCAAGCTTCGAGTATCGATGATCTCTGGCAATGGATTCGACTTTATTGGCCGAGAGATTCGGCAGTCTGAGAACCTTGGTATCGCAAAGGTATCGAAAGTCGAAAGAAAGGTATACTCGACCGATGTTATCTTTGAGCTGTCACTGATCGTCGATGAGATCGTCGGTGAGTTCGTCGATCGTGACGAGATCTTTGTGCTCGACACCGATCTTCGCGCCGAGATATATAGATCAGTTACGGGACTTAGGATCACTGATCCGGGTTCGGGGTATGAGATCGGCGATAGAATTCGTCTCAAGCAGTTTGAGGGTGCAACATTTGTTGCATTCGTCTCGAATGTGGATGAGGATGGTGGAATACTCAATGTATCACTATCCAACTTTGGAGCCGGTAATACTCCGCTCCACATTGTCGAGACTAACCCACGAAACGAAAGAGTATATCTTGAGGACTACGTTCTCATTTCGTTTGCGACCGATCAGCCCATCGCATCATTTACTGATGAATTTGTTATAGACACCGATGAGGGAATAGGTGCGGACTTTGAGATCGAGTACGGCGCTATAGCCGAGGCCGAAGGTAAGTACGAGGGAGTCAGAGGACAGCTATCAGAATCAATCGTTCTTCAAGATTCAAAGTTCTTTCAAAAGTTCTCGTATGAGGTTATTTCATCTCATTCAATTAATCGATGGCTTTCGGCTCTTAAACGAAGTGTTCACCCATCGGGTACCGAGGTATTCTCAAACGTTCGAGTATTTAATCGGTTACCACTCGCGCCAAGTTCGCAGTTATTTCGTCAGATTGCTGTTCCAGAAAATTACCTGTTCGGTGAAAATACACCGATCACAGAAATTCTTACAATTTTCGAGCAGGACTATGTCGAACCTGCCGATCTGTACTTTTTAGAAGATTACACTGGAACAACGCTCGCATCAGAAGAATTTACGAATGATACACAGCCTAACCTACCAGATGAGGCTCTGTCACTCGACCCAGAGATATAATTTGGAAAAATCATATGCCTGAAACAAAAATCGGCCTACTATCAAATTTTCGAAACAGGAATTCAAGGGACTTCTTTGACGATATTGTCAATGAAGAGAACTT